TTGGGAAGGAAATAAAAGATGCTGTAGGCGCAACTTCCCAGAGTTCCGTGGTCGCACCTGCTACACGCAACAACAGTGCTAAACCGCGCAAAGTGCAGCTTACAGCAACTCAAGTGGCTCTCGCAAAGAAACTTGGGGTAACTCCAGAACAGTATGCTAACCAGATGGTTAAGGATATGATGCTGGAAAAACAATAGGATATATGTATGTCTGAAGAGCGCGCTCCGAGAGAGGAGTATAAACGTGAAACCACAGAGCGTAAGAAATCGTGGTCTCCACCGAATGTTCTTCCTGACCCTGAACCAGTGGATGGTTGGGAGTTTAGATGGATTCGTACCAGTATGGTAGGACAACCAGATAACACCAACGTATCCAGTCGGTTTCGAGAGGGGTGGGAACCCGTCAAGGCTGAGAATCATCCTGAACTGAAGATACTTTCAGATCAGGACTCACGCTGGGCAGAGGAAGGAGCAATTGAGGTTGGAGGGTTATTATTGTGCAAAGCACCGTCAGAAGTTGTCAAACAGCGCCGGGAATATTACCAGCAAATGTCTGATCAACAGATGGACGGGATTGACCATAATTACCTAAGAGAGAATGATCCAAGAATGCCTAAAATGGAAACAGAAAGGCAATCAAGGGTCTCTTTCGGTGGCAACATCAAGAAATAGTTTTATATTTCAAGAAGTTGCTTAATTTTAACTTTGTGATGTAAGGAGACTACTTATGCCTTCAAGTGCAACGCCGTACGGTGCGATGCCTCAAGCAGGTTTGAGTGTAAATGGTTCTTTTACAGGAAAAGTTCGTCATATTAAAATAGCAAGTGCTTATGGTACTGCTATCTTTTATGGTGATTTTGTCAAATTAGTGGCTGCCGGTACCGTTGAAAAAGACGAAGGCACTACTTCAATGACCCCTGTAGGTCTTTTTGTCGGATGTAAATACACCGACCCAAATACCAACCAGTTGACATTCAACCAGCAATGGGTTGCATCAACCGCGGCATCAGACGCTGCAGCATACGTCATAGATGACCCTAATGTTCTTTTCCAAATGCAATGTGATGGCTCTGCCGCACAGACCATTTTGGGAAGCAATTGTGCGGTTGTCCAGACAGCAGGCTCTACTTCAATTGGTACCAGTAAAAATGCAGTTGATATCTCGACTTCGGCTACCACCAATACGCTACCACTTCGTATCATCGACTTTGTCGATGGTCCGAACTCTGCGGTTGGAGATAGCTATACAGATGTTATCTGTAAATTTAATGCTGGGCACCTTTATGACAACACAACCGGATTATAGGGAGATTAGCTAATGGCTATTTCAAGAGCGCAGTTGCTAAAAGAACTCTTACCCGGACTGAATGCGTTGTTCGGATTAGAGTATGCAAAGTATGATGATGAGCATGAAGATGTGTATGAGACCGAATCTTCAGACAGATCGTTTGAAGAGGATCTCAAACTCAGTGGCTTTAATGCCGCCCCTGTGAAAGACGAAGGGTCTGCTATCAGTTATGATAACGCCCAAGAATCTTTTACCGCTCGTTACAACCATGAAACCATTGCGATGGGATTTGCAATTACTGAAGAAGCTATGGAAGATAATCTTTATGATTCTCTTTCTGCTCGCTACACGAAAGCACTTGCCAGAGCTATGGCTTATACGAAACAAGTTAAAGCTGTTAATCCATTTAATAATGGGTTTAGCGGTGGGTCTTACAACTCAGGTGATGGCGTTGATTTATTCAGCACCTCTCACCCCCTTGTTTCGGGTGGAACAAATGCAAATACACCCTCTACTCAAGCTGATTTAAACGAGACTTCTTTGGAAGCTGGTATTATAACAATTGCTGGGTGGACGGATGAGAGAGGACTGCTTATTGCAGCCCAACCTCGTAAGTTGATTATTCCGCCTAATTTGATGTTTGTTGCTCAGAGAGTATTGAAATCCGAACTTCGGGTTGCAACTGCTGACAACGACATCAATGCTATCAAGTCTATGGGTATTGTTCCTGATGGATTTGCCGTGAATCATTATCTAACCGATACTGATGCATGGTTTATCGTTACGGACGTTCCAAATGGTTTCAAGCATTTCGTTAGAACTGCTATGGAAACGAGCATGGACGGTGATTTTGACACTGGAAACGTAAGATATAAAGCAAGAGAAAGATATTCCTTTGGGGTATCTGATCCGCTTGGTGCTTACGGTTCTTCAGGAGCTTAATCGCAGCTTAATGGAACCTGTGATGCGGGGGTTTCTTACTCAACCCGCATCTACTTATCTAGGGATAACTTGTCCTACAGACTGACCTAGCAGACAAGCCAAGACGGTAGGACTTATTTCCGATGGAGGAAATTATGGCAAAATCAACCTTTTCAGGACCTGTAAGATCACTCGCTGGTTTTATAAACGCAGGTTATAATTCCGTTGTTAGTTTAACAGCTAACACAACTATCACAGTAGCCAGCCATGCTGGTAGAGCGCTGTTATGTAATGATGCAGATGGAGTGTTTACTTTACCTAGCATTGTTGTAACAGAGCCTGATGATAAAACAGACCCAAATCAATTATGTAATTTGGGTGCACAATTCACTTTTATTGTCGTAACGGCAGCAACAGATATGGACATCACAACCGATGGCACTGACAAATTTGTTGGTGGTGCTTACACAGGTATTGATGACAGTGCAGGAGGTAAAACTTTTATCTCTGGTGCATCTAATGACACCTTTACACAAAACGGCACAACTAAAGGCGGTTTAGCAGGAAGCATTGTAGTTATTACTGCAATGGCAAGCGCTAAATACCATGTTGCAGCACAGTTGCTTGGTTCAGGAACTTTAGTAACACCATTTGCTGACGCTTAATAGGGGGTAAATTATGGCTGATGCAGTAGCAACACAAACCATTCAAGATGGTGGACAACACGCTATATTCAAATTCACCAATATAAGTGACGGTACTGGAGAAAGTGCCGTCACCAAAATTGATGTTTCTGGACTAACCACTAACCCGGTAACCAAGATGTCTTGCAATGCGGTAAGCATCGAGAAAATCTGGTTCAGTAATATTGGCATGGGGGTCAAAATATATTTTGATGCCACTTCCGATGTTTTAGCCATTCAGCTACCTGCTGACTGGACTGACGAACTAGATTTTTCTGAGTTTAGTGGTGTTCCTGATAATGCAGGAAGCGGTGCAACTGGCGATGTTCAATTTACAACAGTTGGTCACAGCAGTGGCGATAGTTATACTATTGTTATGAAAGTGATTAAGCACTACACCAATCCAAGCTAGGAGGATATATGGCTAAGTATAAAGTAGTCCAAAATGGCGAAATGGTGCCGAGTGGCGAACCAATCTTTCAGGTAGCAACTACAGTCGATGGCGAAGATGTCATTGTAGATTCCAATCTGATGACCAAAAAGGAGGCAACCGCAGCAATGAAAGCGATGTCTCCAGCCAAGAAGACGGCAAAGAAAAAAGCTAAGAAATAATGCCGCTTAAAAGTGGGCGTTCTAGTAAGGCTATTTCTGGGAATATCTCAACGCTTAGGCGTGAAGGGTATCCACAGAAACAGGCTATTGCTATAGCTCATTCCAAAGCGGGTAAACCTAAACGTAAAAGCAAAGGGAGGCAAATTATGCCAGAGTATTTTGATTCAACATCAAGCAGCCCCAAGAAAACCAAGAAAAGAAAATATTCTAAAGGCGGTGCAGTTAAAACTGATGCTTACGGGAAATATACAATTGCCCGTGGCAGTGGAGCAGCTAGACCTCAAAAGTTCCGATCAAACGGTTAAGAGAGTCATTGAATGGCTATTGCAACCACTAATGATTTCAATCTCAATATAGGTGAGATTGTCGAAGAAGCCTATGAACGAGCCGGTTTAGAGGCTCGCACCGGTTATGATTATCGTACCGCAAGGCGCAGTGTCGATATGATGATGCTGGAATGGCAGAATCGTGGAATTAACCTGTGGACAATTGAAAGCGGCACTGAAACCTGTGTTGCCGATACAGCGACCTATACTTTGGCAGATGATACCATTGACCTTATGGAAGCACACATGAGACTGGATGCGGGGGATGTTTCCGCCCAGACCGATTATCAACTGACCAGAATTTCGACAACGCAATATTCGGATATCCCAAACAAATTATTGACAGGTCAGCCTACACAGATATGGATTCAGAGACTGACTACAACCCCCCAGTTTACTCTTTGGCCCGTGCCTGATAGCACCCAGACCTATACAGTGGCGTATTATCGTATTCGACAGATTTATGATAGCGGTGAGCCCGGAAGCAACAACATGGATGTTCCAAAACGGTTTATTCCTGCTTTGGTCTCTGGGCTTGCTTATTATATTGCAATGAAAAAACCACAGGTTTCAGAACGGCTACCTATTTTAAAGCAGGAGTATGAGGAACAGTGGCGATTGGCTTCCGAAGAAGATAGGGTAAAAGCTAATTTCCATTTTGTGCCGTGGACTGGATATAACTAATGACCCAGTTTGCCGCAGGTAAATATGCATTTGGTTTCTGTGATCGTTGTGGTTTTCGTTACGATCTCCATGATTTGAAGCCCGAAATCGTTGACATGACTCCAAGTGGATTCTTGGTTTGTCCAGAGTGTTTGGATGAGGATCAGCCCCAATATCAGTTGGGCAGAGTTCCAGTAGATGATCCGATTACTTTGGAGAACCCAAGACCAGATAAGGCACAAGCAGCAAGCAGAAGGCTGTATGCGTTTGACCCTATAGGTGGTGGCGTTACTTCTATGGGATCAAGGACTGTCGGCTTGACCATGCATGGACAAGTGGGAACGCTTAAAATAACAACAACTTAGAGGATAAGATTATGGCTAAATATGACCCAGACTGGGAAGCGAAAGCAGCAGCAGCAAAAAAAGCAAGAGCACCTATGCGAGCAGCAAAAAGGAAAGCAACTCAAGCACAACGAAAAACAACCCGTTCACCCGGAGGCTGGGCAG